ACTCTACTAAAGAACTAACCAAAGACGAGGCTTCTACTATGATAGAGTTCCTAGAAGAGATTAAACCAGATGATATGCCACTGGTAAGAGCTGCTAAAGAAATGGGGGCTAAAGAGGAATAGATATGAAAGTTGTAATTAATACTTGTTATGGTGGTTTTGGGTTAAGTGAAAAAGCATATAAATATCTAGGTTTAGCATGGGATGGTTATAGGTATGATTTTAAGGGTGATGGTACTAGGGCAGACTCATTTCTTGTTAAGTGTGTTGAGGAATTAGGGGAAGAATCTTTTGGGCAATTCGCTAAACTTAAAATTGTTGAAATTCCCGATGATGTAGAATGGCAAATTGAAGAATATGATGGTGCGGAGTGGGTTGCAGAAAAACATAGAACTTGGGAATAGATATTGCAACCCGTTGCACAATCTTGACAAATACTTAAAGAGGGGGTATGATTAGTTATGGGATGGATAAGTGTTAATGATAAGTTGCCTAGCGGTCAATGGAATGTAAATCACCCCTGGATTTCAGAGGAAGTATTAATAGCCAATTCGTGTTCAATTAATATTGGGTTCTACAATAGAGGTAATAGCACATGGTACGTTGGTGAACCTAGAAAGTTGGAGTGGATAGATAAAATTACCCATTGGATGCCATTGCCGATTAACCCACATGGGGAGTAATGTATGATAACTTGCGAAGAATGTAAACGGAATCTATACCCGCATGACCCTACTGTAAGACTAGGCAAGTATCGCATGAGTACCTGCGAACACTTCTGCAATAAACCTCAATCAGAACGTGAACTAGAACAATTAAAGAATGATGTAGACCTCATAAAGGCAACCTATGAAATACCGAACATCCCAGAGGTTAGACAATTAAAATATCAAGTAGAACAGGCTAAAGCAGGATACTTACATCTGCAAAAAAAATTAAATGAGCATCTTGATAAAAGTAAACAGCGAAATAATAGTGCGTTTTAATAAATTTAATATTTTTAATAAATTCAATAGAATCAAGAAGTTTAATAAAATTTAATAAAATTCATAACAGTCTTTGTAGGCACAATTTACGAGTAGGGGTAGTAGGGTAAAAAGGCATTTATTAAAAATATTAACAAACCCTCTATATAGTTTCCCCACCCCACCCCTTAATTACGTAAAATGAAGGATGAAATAAATGACTTCTAAATTTAAAGATGATGGGTTATATAGAAAAGCCTCAGTAGTTGTAGACGAATGGCTTTTGTACCATAGGGGTGAGACCTTTGACTTAGATATAATTTGTAGACAATTAGAAATACGTGATGCCCACAAGCGCAATCTCATTTCTCAGAAGTTAGCATATGAGGTCAATAAGGGAACTATTGAAAAGGTCAACCGTACCTATAGATATAAGGACAACACGATTATCAGGATGAACTGGAGGGAAAGCAAGGGAGCTATAAATATACCCATAAATTGGCCATGTGGTATTGATGGAAGCAGGTTTGGATTTGATGGTCATGTCTATATTCCTGAAAAAGGAATGATTGTTTTAGCGGGAGTAACCAACACTGGTAAGTCCGTATTTATGCGGAATCTTCTGTTCAAAAATATGGATGCCCATAAATGTGTTTACTTTTCAAGCGAAACATCAGAGGATGACTTTGCTGAGTACGCATCTCGTATGTCTTGGGGAAACCCCATTAACAATGATGATACAGATAAGTTTGAACTAATCTGGAGAGATAAGGATTTCAAAGATGTAATTCAACCAAATTCAATAAATATTATAGACTGGTTCAATATCTATAACGAATTCTATCGTATTGGTGAGTTACTTGATGATATGAAAAGTATGCTAGATAAGGGAATATTAGTAGTCGCAATACAAAAAGACCCATTTAAAGGGCTAGGAGTTGGCGGTATGTGGGCAGAACATAAATCTAGCCTTTATATGAATATGGATTTTGGGAGGCTGACAGTAATAAAGGCTAAAAAATGGTATGAGTATAATCCGAATCACCAAACTTGGGGGTTTGATATTATAGATGAAGGTACTCATTTTAGTAATATAATACCTTTGGTTAAATGCTTCTCCTGTAAAGGCTCTGGATATATTAAAGGCAATGAGTGTTTCCCTTGTCAAGGGACAGGATACGTTGAAAAGAAACTAAAAGAAGAACCACCTGAATTAGACTTTTAAAGATATTACAACAGTTGCAGAATCTAGGAGGTATTATGAGAACTAAAAGAACTGGAAAAGAAGTAGAGTTTATGAACAAATACAGACTAACAGCAGACCCATTAAATATCATCTTGCAGGAAAAGAAAACTATCATCGGTGAAGGTAGGGGCAGACCTACCACAAGGCAAGTAGGAGAGGAATACTGGAATAATATAGCCTTCTTTGCTACACCAAAAGGGGTTTTGAAGTATGTCATAGAAAAAGAAATCCGTGAATCTTGGGTAGTTGATTTAAAAGAAGTCGTTAAAGGCATGGATAAACTCTATAAAGCCATCCAAGACATTAAGCTAGAACCGCTACCACAATTACCACAATAACTAAATAAAGGGGTATATATGAAAAGTAGTACTATGAGACCTAGAAAGGTTAAACAACCCTCAAAGAAAACAATTAAACAAAGAGCTTGGTATGCTTTTAGTCAGTTTATTAGAACAAGGGATTGCCTAGCGACTACCGGAACTCTTGATAGGGGAAAGTGCATTACTTGTGGGATTGAAAAGCCCTTCAAGGAATTACAAGCTGGACATTTCCGCCCTGGTCGGCATAATAGTAATCTATTCTCTGAAAAGGGTGTCCATGCTCAATGTAAACAATGTAATATTTGGAAATATGGCAATGAATTAGAATACCGAAAGGCTATCATTAAATTATATGGGGAGGGATATGATGAAATATTAGAACGAGAGGCAAGAGAAATTAAAAAATATGATATTAACGACTTGACAAATATCATGGAATGTTATAAAATGAAAGTAGGAGAATTAAGAGATGTGGTGTAAATTCGGTTTGCATAGATGGGGAAAATGGAAACAACATCCCATTTATAGAAATAAAATCACCAGACAATGTAAACGATGTTTAAAATGGCAGGATAGGAGGCTCTTTTGAGTAACGAGTTACGTTGGTTTGGCAAGGTATTGTCTAAAGACATCAGAGAAGTAAAGTTAGTTATAATCTCTGATTTGCATTATGGCAATCCTTACTTTTCTTATAAACACTTTCAAAGGACAGTAGATTTTATCAAGAATAATGATAACACCTATTGCTTTTTGAATGGAGATTTGTGCGAAAGTGTCATAAAGACCTCAAAGGGTGAGATATTTAAGCAGGTTGGAAGCCCCGATGACCAGAAAAAACAGGTTGTAGAATGGTTAGAGCCGATAAAAGATTATATTCTAGGCACTACTACCGGAAACCATGAGAATAGAATATATGAATCAGCCGGAACAGATATTACAGATTACATTGCAGAGAAATTAAATATCCCCTATAGGCCGGAGGGGATGCTTTATAAGTTATCTTTTGGGGATAATAATAATCACATTAAAGGGAAGCCATTTGTATTCTGGCTATATATCACTCACGGTTATGGTGGGGCTAGAACTAAATCAGCTAAAGCAGTAAAGGCGGAGCGGGCTTCTAATTGGATACACGCTGACTTGATAGCAATGTCACATGACCACGTAGTAAACATCGCTCCTGAGATTTATTTAATGCCTGATAATAGAGGTACGATAGATGATAATGGTTTTCTATCTGGTAAAGTGACTGCTAAAAGGAAGATGCTAGTTAAAACAAATAGTTTTATTAAATGGGGAGGTTACGCAGAAACAGGGGGTTTCCCTCCTAGTGATTTGACTACACCAGTTATAAACTTACTTACTCCATATTCCAAACAATGGGAATTGTATCCTGATAAGCCAACTCAGGCGATAAAGGTATCAGTATGATAGACGACGCTTTAATTGAAGGTGTCCAAACGATAGCTAACTATAGAATAAAAAAGGCATATCCCCTTATGAGTGAAAACCACTATTCAGAAAGTGATGTTAGAATGATATTGGAATCTTTAGCTATGATATTGGAGGAATATGAAAAAACAAACAAGGAGAATAAATAATGAATCATACAACACAATATGAATGGGATTTACATTTCATGCGAGAAGCAAAATTGTGGATGATTAGAAGTAAATGTCTATCACGCCAAATAGGTGCTGTCCTAGTTAAGGATAATCATGTTATTGCTACTGGTTACAACGGGCCTCCAAAGGGTATTCCACATTGTGATTCTAGAGATGATAAGGGCCGATATACTGAATCATTTATAAGTGATAAATGCCCTCGTCACCGTATGGGATATGGTAGTAGTTTAGGAATGGAACATTGTCCTGCTGTTCATGCTGAAATCAATCCAATTATACAATCTGCTAGAATGGGTATCAACACTAAAGGTTCAACTCTTTACGCTTATTGTGGCACACCATGTATAAATTGCACTAAAGAAATCATTCAAGCTGGTATCAAACGAGTAGTAGTATTAGGAAAGACTGGAAGTTCATATTCTCCATTAAAGGATGGTGATAATCCTACTAAGGTTGGTTATAATTTTCCTTTAGCAGAAAGGTTATTTGAGTTAGCGAATGTAAAACTAGATGTTATTACGGAGGATGAAATCAATGGAAAATAAAGGCCATCCATTATTTTATGAACTAACACAAGAAGAAATTGAATTACACAATACTAAAAATCAGGATTATCGTTCTGATAATGACCCATTAGCTAACTTTAAGCGTGTTGCTAATATCATGGCACAATATCCTAAAATGAATTGGGCAACCCCCGAAGGGGTAACAATTATCTATGCCTTAAAACAACAGGACGCTTGCATATCACTTTTGGAACGTGGTTATCAAGGTAGTGTTGAAAATGTTGATACAAGAGCAAGGGATGTTCATGTGTATTGGAAAATATTAAGAATATTACATAGAGGTGGATAATGCCAGTAGCAACAATAATGCCAATATGGTTACAAGAATTTGAGAAGGAAGCTAATTATACAAAGCGACTATGTTTGGACTTGGATGGGACAATTTGTGAGTATGATTTTCCTAAGATTGTCAAAAACTTCTTTGGGATTGATTTAACAACACAGGCAATTTTTGCTTACGACCTGGCTGATGTTCTGGGTGTTGCTCCTATGCTCATAAATACAATGTTTGAGGAACAGGTTTTTGGTAAACCCAATATAATTAGAGGTGCTATTGAAACCCTAAAAGAATGGAAAGCTAAAGGCTATGAATTGGTAATTTATTCTAACCGAGTTAAGTATATGGGTTATGATAATCTTGCTCGATGGTTAATAAATTGGCAGATTCCGTTTAGTGGAATAGATAAAGGGCAAGGAGAATATGATGTTCATATAGACGATTCACCAGCTAAACTCATGGCAACTAATAGTAAATTAAAGATCTTATTTGACCAACCCTGGAATCAAAGATGTCATAACATTACTGGCAAACTTCAGCGAATATATACTTGGGGAGGGATTAGAAATGTGTGTTCATTATTGGGTGATTGATTCTTCTTATAAAGGGGTTTGTAGGTTCTGTGGGAAAACAAAGGATTTTTCCCCTCGACCAATAAAATTGACCAAATTGGAAAAATCCGAGATTAGTAGACTATTTAATCATGATTTTTATTGTAGGGGAAGATTATGTCTAGAAGAATTAGATGCCCAATAAACCCTAAAACAAAAGAGAAATATGAATGTAAGGATTGTAAATTTCGTGATGCCTGCATTGAGGATATTCTAAATGACTTACAACAATCATTTATCAAAAGAGCAGCTAAAGCAGGTAAGGCTATAGGCAAATTGTTAAAAGAAAGAAGGGGATTATGAAAAGATTAGAGGTGAGATTTTATGATAGTAACTTTAGACAAGGCTGGGAAGGAGAAGATAAAGATGATTTAGCCATAGCTACAGCCATAGGTTATCTCAAATCGGAAGATGAAAAGCAAATAACTTTAGTAATGGCATATAGCGATTTCGGGTTAAATTTTGCCAAGCTGACTATTCCGAAATCTGCCGTCATATCAAATAAGGAAGCGAGGTTAAAATAATGCTCTATCCGAGAATAGCCAGAGTTGGTGAACATGATGTTTTAGTCGATGATAATCAAATGACAGGGTACAAGGAACACATGACCCAAGAACATAGGATATTGTTTTTAAGCGGTGTTATATCTGGTGAGATGGATTCACAAAATCTTTTACTTGCACTTGATTCTTTATCGCAAGACCCCATAAAAATAATAATTACTTCACCTGGCGGAGATTTGGATACTACCTTTCTTTTTATAGATACTATGAAATTAATCAAATCGCCAATAATTACAATAGGGCGTTATTGTGTTTCGGCGGCTAGTCTTATTTTGGCTTCTGGCAAAGAAAGGTATTTATATCCTCATGCTAAAACTATGCTACATCTAGCCACTGGACAGATGGGAGGTGATTATAAGGATTTTGCTATACAACACAAATTGATGGTAAGCTATCAAGATAAGATTGTAGACATACTTAGTGAGGCAGGGGTTAAAAAGAGCCGTGATAAAATACTTGAAGATATAGATAGAGATTTTTGGTTAGACCCAAAAGAGGCTATACTCTATGGGTTAGCAGATAAAATTTTGGAACCTGAAATATGGAGGAAATGGATAGGATGAGTACATTCAAACACATGCCATCAAAACCTGATATTACCTTTTATGAGATTGACTGGCATATAGTTAAGAATGAATTAACTACACTAAATATATCTGTGCCGCTTGGTTTATTTGATGCTTATAGTCCTTACTTCTACACTACACTTTGGGGTATTCAAGAGGCTGTGAAATATGCTAGAAAAGTATACCCCTTCCCAAAATTCAAAGAACCTATTATGGATTGTGATGACTTTGCAGTCTTAATGAAAGGTCTGATAAGTGCTGAATTTGGGATTAATACATTTGGGGTAGCTTTAGGCAATACGCCTTTCGGTTATCATGCTTACAATCTAACGAGAGTAGAAGATAAATGGATAAATGTAGAGCCTCAGTCTGGTAATGTCTTTGAAATTGGTGAGCGTGGTTACATTTGCGATAGAATAATAATATAGGATGGGAAAATGAAATTCAATAATTGGTTAGCTGTCGAGATTATTACTGGATGTTTTCTTGTTGCCATTGGTCAAGGGTTTGGACTTTTAAATATCTCCGAGTTCATTCTTGGTGCGCTCTATACAGTAGGCTTCACTCTAGTTATTCAATTCTATTTCCGCAAAAAGGAAGGGGGATAATTAAAGTAATTCCCTTAATTGTATTTGAATCTTACCAATGCCTTATGAGAGTTTATAGGCTGTAAGGAACGAGTTTGTTCTCACATTAAGGTCTGTCTCTACTGCGGTATTCATTGCCCACTGTAGCTGTATAGTACCTGCATTAGCACCACCAATATATAAATACTCCAGAAGAATACCTTTGGTAGTAGTAGATAAACCACTAACAGTTTGTTCGGCGGTAGCATCATCTTCATTACCCGCAGTATCAACAGCTTGATAATTGGCATCAGCCCTATACATTGCTGCCGCTACTGGTATTGTCCAGGCAATATCTATGTAAATGTCCAAAGCAATTGTATAGTCAGCTCGAAGATATAGCATAACCCAATATACTTCATTGCTTCCTACAGATAACAACAAATGGTTATCGTTCTGCAACACAGTAGAATTATTAACAGATTCATCAGCAGTCTTGCGAGTCATAGTAATTCCCGTTTGTGGTCCCCATTCGGGTGCTGTAGCACCTGCGTTCATCCTAATCAATTGATAAGCCGTACCTTTAGCTAGTCTAGCCCATGCAGAGGCTCCTGTAGCATAAACCATATCTCCTTCGGTTGTTAATAGGGATTCCTTTTGGTATTCGGGATGCTGGTCAGCATCAGTGATATGGTCATAAGCCCAGTTAGAACTTATTGGCACAGTAGTTGCAGAATTAACAGGAGTGTCATCTACATCTGCCTCCGAGATTATAGCCCTAACTGCCGTTCCATCATATTCTTTCATCTGGTGAGTCTGTTCATCAAAGGCAACTTCACCTTCGGCATTTAAGACAGTAGAACACTCTGCGGTTGAAAGCAAAGGAAGAAGGAGCCTTTCATCACCATCTGTATTGTCTATTGTTAGTCCTGATTCTATTGTAGGAACTTGTCCTACACCTTTTATATATAAAAGATTGTCTCGGACTGCCGAGTTCATGATAGAGGCAGTTACAATCTCCCCTGCTACCCACGTTCTAGGTGCTGTCCAGCCCATTTATATCACCTCCAAATGCAAGGTATTTTCTTTCTCTAAATCATCTATAGTTTCACCAGGGAACCAGTGCCTATTTTTAATAGCCCGTTTACCTAGAATCACCTCTATCTGTTTTCTATCTTTGGGCATCTTGACTTTACGAGCCTTGCCATCTACATCTGAGTTTAGGCATTGTGAACAAAAGAATAATTTATCTTCAAAAGCATATTCGGCAGAGTTGCAGTTAGGACAGTCTACCAAGAATCTAGCATACTCTATCCTGGCTTCTAAAGGTTTTTTATCTAATACAGGTAGATTTAAGATTCTATCACGTTGTAAGAATCTAACTGCTAGTTTTCTACCTGAGATATTTTCTTTACTTATTTCGGTAAAATAGGTATCACCAGTATCCACGCTACGCTTTGTTCCACTAAGATACATATTCTCTCCTTACATTTTGCAACGCATTGCAATATCTAGTAACCTAATTTAGTCTGCCCGCTAGTTGTAACTGAAGCTAATGCAGAATAATCCAAGCACCAGAAATCCTCGTTAATCGTGTCGCTTAAACGATAACTCACGGTATGTAATTTACCACTCATTGATATATCATGTTCCATGTGGTCAATAAAGTAGTCATCGTTTAACCCCAGTTCATCATTGACTACTGTGATTCTATCTGATATTTCAAGGGCTAAAATCTTTGCTAGAATAGTAGTATCCTGATTCATAGCACTCATTGAAAGTTCGGCTCTGGGGTCTTTATACTTTCCAATAGCATAGGTTACATAGTCTCTTGCTTTATCAGAGTCAGTCATATACTTGCCATCTAATTCAAAGGTTCTTTTCTGATAAGCAGTTTGTGAAGTTGAATCTTCAGCTTTCAAAGTTACCTTGGTCAAGTTATCATAATAAGTTCCCCTAGCTTTTAAGAGTGTGATGGTAACTGGAACTGTATCTGTATTTTCAATTACTATTTTTATTGCTTGAGCAAAATTAGTCTGACTAACAGATACAGTTCCAGATGCGGTATAATCAGTATCCCCATCATTAAGAGTCGCCCATGTATCTACAAAAACAGGTTGTCCACTAACAGAGGCATTTCCCCAATATGTATAAGTCTCACCAGCAGGGATTATAGGAGTTTCGTCTAATCTCCATAATTCAGTAATAGATTGTAATTCCCATGGGGTAACTGTAACTTTGATGATATTATAGACATTCCTTGGACTAAGGGAATAAGTCATATCTGCCATTGTATTATTAAAAGTAGCTTGAGAAGTCTGATGTGTTGAAGTTGACCTATGATGTCTATCCTCAAAGTAAAAATACCCTGAACCACCTACATAGGAAAACCCTTGTTCAGAGTCGTCTATTTCCTCTTGAGCAAATCTAGCTTTAACATCATGCCCATACCAATAAGGGACTGTATCTTGTCCAGTGTCAAGAGTTCTCATAGTAGCTGACCATCCAGCATCATCTAATATATATCCATGTATAGTCCCTGTTAAAGCATCTTTATAAAGAGCAGTAGCCATATCATGTCTTGAAAGAAAATCCATACCATCTACTGCTGTGATAATACAATCCTGTTCTGTTTTATGAGGATGGGGGATAATTTCTTCTATGAATCCATAGAATAAATCATACTTATTACCATTGTAAATTGCGTAAGTTTGTATGGGTCTTTTGGGGAGTAAAGCCCCATATAAATCCCCTCCTGAATTTGATGGGGTATATAACCCATTGGCATTATTTAAGGTGATTGAACACTGACCTACTTCTGCTTTCCCTAATTCATCAGATTTACCTCTTGAGAAATGGACTGTTTTAACATTACTAGAAACATCTTCATCGGTATCATAGAAATCGCCATCTTTATCCCAATCTATTTCTATTTTATAAGCAGGAGATATTGTTTGTTCAATTGAATAAGTTACCAAATCATCCCATAAACTTTTTTTAGTAGCTTTAACCCATGCTTCACTTCTACCTATATTTGAAATACGAACTTCGTCAATAAGACCAGGGAAGAAATAAGCCGGGCCTTCTCTCGCTCCAACTATCCAATTTGTATTGTAATTATGAAGACTCCCAGCATCATTAATGGTATCCTCTGCTGCACCATCATCCGTATATAACTTTCCGTTAGTACCATCGTAAGTAAATACGCCATAATGATAAGCTGCATCGTCTACTGCCGTAGTACCAACTAAAGTTCTATGCCCCGATACATAAAATCCACTGCCGAGTTTGCCTGTCGTTTGCACATAAAGAAATTCCTTAGTACGAGACACAATTGCATCAAGACTACCTACAGGAGTCGCATCTATCTTAAATAAGGCTTCGATAGTTTGTTGAGGTAGTGCATAGTTGGTGGCGGTCATTAAGTCATCGTTACCATCGAAGTCTTGTGCATCACCAATTTGTCCAGTTACCTCATTTGGTTCATCAGCATCTTTTTTAGTACCATCCCGGTCATTACCAGTAGAATCATAAATATGCGATGTATCTACTCCATCCGCCATATGATAGATTGCCATAAAATTGGCATCCCAAACATTCTCCGAAACTGCTGAATTAGTTACACCGACATAGGTAGAATTATTAGCGTGGGTAGAATCATAATACAAATACATAACAGTATCTGAGTCACCAGCAATAACCCATCCCGTTTTACTTACCCACAGGATTGCTTCCTCGCCAACACTATCCCATTTCTCAATTTCAACATACTGTTCGGTGTATCCATCACTTTGGGTAACAGCTATTTTGAGGCTATTTGTTCCGAGTTCATCAAATACTCTGGAAATATCAGTAGAGCCTAGACCGCTACTGGTGCTTATCTTGACCAAAATAGGAAACCAAGTTAAATCACTATCAACATTTGCATGACTGATAGTGAGTTTTATTCTATATTCCCAACCTGCTAACCAACTCAAATTCTACCACCTAATCTATATTTTCTATCTAAAGCCCTTGATATTATATCCCCTAATTGATATAGTTGGTCTTCTCTCTGTAAAATGATAGGTTGATTAGGCATATTGATTATTACATTCCCCATAGATTCATTAGCAGGGATAACTGTCTCTCCACCATGAACTAAAGCAAATTGAGGTTGTCCAATAGCCCCTGAAACTTTACCCCCAGAAGCAAATTGTTGAATACCTGTAATATCGGCTATTTCATTATATTGAGATGAAGTTAGGTTTTCAAAGTCATATCCTTTTTGGTAAGCAACCTGATAAGGAGACATTCCTGATTCTACTTCTCCACCACCAAAACCAGCACCACTACCTGAATATCCTGCTGCCTTTGCTGCTTTTGCCTGTTGGGCTGCTAGGGTTGCAACCGCATCAGCCTGATTCTTCAGGGATTTTGTAACATCATCAATAGAATCCTTTTGTTGATTTAGTATATCATTTACTTCTTGAGCTGTTAGACCAAAGGCATCAAGAACTTTATTTACATCATCAGCATTATTTCCCAGCTTTAATAAGGTTGCACTAATTTCGTCTATTGATTTTCCTTGGTCAAATAAGACGAAAGTAATATCTTTAATTGTAATCCCCAATCTACCAGCATCGCTGCGGGTATATTCATATTCTCGCCGTAGGTTTCTTAATTTGTCAGTAAGACTAATAAGCTCATCTTGCTGTTCTTTTAAGGCATCTATATTTTCTTTAGCAGCATCTGTTTGTTCTTTAGTAGCATCAGTATTTTCCCGTACAATCTCTGTAGTATCTGTTAATGCCTCGCCTACATCTTGAGTAGCCTTTTCCGTTTCCCTGATAGCCTTTTCTACCCTTGCTCCTTCAGCTAAGTCATCCGCCCATTTAGTAATTTCCCGCCTAGCATTTAGCATCTTATCAGCAAAGCCTTCAATAGCTTCGCCTAAATCTTTATTAAATAATCCGGCAATCTTGCCGACAACTTTTGCTACAATTCCAATCTCCTTTGTTACTATTTCAACAAATGGAAGGAGGACTGTATTGATAATAAACTTTACACCTTCAGCAAAGATTTCCTTCATGTTAATCCACAGCCCTTTAAGGAAATCAACAACTTTATCCCAATTCTTCCATAACCATATACCAGCAGCAACTAAAGCAGCAATAGCTATGATTATAATTCCAATAGGATTAGCTGACATAGCAATATTCCACAGCCATTGTGCTGCTGTAACTAATCCTTGAACTATTTTTAATGTTTTGAATAATCCGATTAATCCACTAATCCCTATAGCCATTTGCCCAAAGACAATTAACATGGGGCCGATAGCAGCTAATATCCCTACAACCGTAATGATAACCTTTCTCCAAATCTCATCCAGTGATTTCCACCATTCAATTAAACCCTCAACCTTTTTAGTTACAAAATCAAGAGCGGGAACAATATACTTTTCTAATGTATCACCTAATATAATAGATGTGTTAGCTATTCTAGTTATAGCTTGTTGTAATTTAAAACCTGAACCTTCTGACATTTCATCAAAAGCATCAGATGTATTGCCCTGACTGTTGGTAACCGTATCCAATGCAGCCGCATAATCATCAGCATTAGTAGTTACCAAAGGGAGGACAGCTTTTAAGGCTCTGATGGAAGGGAATAATTCTGCCAATTCGTCAACATTTCCCCCTGTAGCTTCAGCAACTTTACTTAATACACCTGATAGTCCACCAAACTTTTCAATTGCTTCTGGCCCTGATTTAACTCCCCATTCATTATACAACTCAAGCATCTTATCTGACGGTTTAATTAATTGCATAAATGTATTATTTAAGGCTGTAGCAGCATCATCGGTTGAACCAGTAACCTTAGACAATGTACCTAAAGCTGCACCAACTTCCTCAATTGAAACTCCTAACCCAGCAGCAGATGAGGCTGCTTGAGGAAAGGCACTAGCCATTTGTTCAAATGAAAGCAAACCAGTATCAACAATACCAAAGAATATATCCATCGCTTTGGTTGCCCCATCTACGCCTTCCATACCAAATATGTTCATGGCCTTGGTTAGGGCAGCCATTGTTGATTCAGTTTCGGCAGCACCACCCACTGCACCTTTCATGGCAATTTCTAAAATATCTAAAGAGTCAGTTCCTCGATATCCAGCAGACACAATTTGATAAAAAGCATCGGCTACATCTGTCGCACTTTTACTCGTAGCCGATGCTATTTCTAATATTCTTTTCTTGTAATTAATAGCTTCTTCAGCAGATGCGCCTAACATAACATTAGTTTTGCGAAAGGCTTGGTCGAAGTCACCAGACATCTTGAAGGCAGCAGTCCCTAGCCCAACAATAGGTGCAGTTATCTTCATGGACATTTGCTTGCCCACATTATTCATTGAAGTGCCAACGTCTTTGAAAGATTGCTGTATTGACTTGCTTGTTTTTTGAGCAGCACCCTCAGCGTCAGATAGCCCCTTTTTTAAGGCGGTAACATCTGTGCTAATACGAGCTACAAGTTCAATTAATGTCTCAGCCATTTATATACCCTTTAGAATTTCAATAACCCCGTATACCCCACCACCAATACTTGATGCAATAATAGCAATACTAATCCATATCTTAGTAATAGCTTTTGAATTTCTTTCTACTTGTTTGGCTACACCAGGATGCCCATTAGTGCCCAATAATACAGTGTGCATCTCGGTTAAAAGGTCGTGGTCAGTTTTTTCTGGCATAGCAATCCTCCTTAAGCTAAAGCCATAATCTCACTTATAGTTGAAGAGATGGAACTCAGTTCTTTAAGAGTGATTAAATGTCCTACGTTGTCTATGTCTAAATCAGACTGTTCTTCTTTCAAGAGGGCATAGATTAGACTTCTCATAGTAGTCATAGTTTCATTCTCTAATTTGTATTGAAGTCTACCAAGCCCAAATCCCATAGTTTTTTCTATATTTGCTAGAGTAGTCATATCTATGGGGGGTATTTTATACTCCTTCCCGTCTGCCAGTGTGATTGACTTGGGTTTTTCTTCAGCTAATATATTTACTTCATTCTTCATTGTTTACTCCTTCGGTAAAATAATCCCTTTCCGTTTAGCTAGTATATCTACATTGGTATCTGCCAGTTTGCCTTCTCTTGTGGGGATATCCCCAGATAGAAAGTCTTTTGCTGTTAATGTTCTGCGATTCTTACGAGGGATGGTGTTATAAATCGCTGCCAAGATAGAGGCTACAGAGTGCATTTTACGATACTCGTCTACACTCTCTTGAAAATAAACCTCTTTAATGATAGTCTTTAACTGGTCTGGTTTTAACTTCCCAATCTCGCTTCTCGTTAAAGAGGTCTTTCTTAAGAGATAAACTATGGCTTCTGTATGCACTTCTTCTCTGCCAACTGTCCTTCACCAATGATTTCAATATGACTATGAATCATAGTGTCAAACTTGTTTTCTAGTCTTGAGATAATCCTGCCCTCACCTTCCCAATATGTATCCCCTATATTATGGTAAAGGCGGACTATTACAATATCAGGTTCAACAAATAACCAATAGGCAGAGGCTTCCAATTTCCACTTAGCAAACTTATACTTTAGTTCATCAAAAGGAGTATTTGCTAATAGTAGTTCAAACTTCCATTTAAGGAAGCCCCCGATTTGTTTATCGTCTTTGAATAGTCCGCCCAGAATACCTTCCATGTTATGCCGTA